GTTGGCCTCCAACTCTTCGGCGAGGGATAAAATATATTCCTCATCCGAAGATTGGTCCCCATTTTTAATCATGGGGGAGGGTCTCATTTTATTGGTCAAGGCAGGGGCTTGAGCAATATTGAGAAATACGGAATATCCGGGATATCCGCAAATTACTTCGCTACTTAATAAGCGACTATATCTTGAACCACTTGGCAATGGAATCAAGAACGCAAAAGAAAAGTCATCACCGGCAGCTTTCCAGCCATAACAAGCTGATAGTCCAGTAAAAACTCCCCTCATGGTGTTTTGGTTGATGGTACTTCCTGCATCTGTATGACATGCTTTCATAACATCCGCATAGAAGTGAGGCACAGTGAGCGCTAACTCAGGTTTCTCAAGTGACGTCGCATCCATACCAGCCATAACGTGTGCATTATTGTCATGGAAGTAAAGAGTTTGTGTGACTGTATTATTGTTGTCACCCATCAACACTTTCATGGTAATTGACCCACGAAAATACATGTACATCTTTCCAATCATTTCAATACCCGAAAATACATTTGCAGTAGTGTGGAAATGACCAATTCTATTGTATGTGTACCAATCATCCAATGTGTCGAACTCACTATATGGATGCATACGATGTAACAATTCACGAAATGATGTTACCGTCTCACCCATAATTAACTTAGAATGGGTGAAACCAGTAATACCAGGATGGAACGACGCGAATGTGCCTTGAAAATGTTCTCTTGGATTAAACTCCACTTGAACATCAAAGTAATTGCTATCGTCATTACTCTCAGTAGTCCAGATACAATCCAGATAGCATCCAAATAGAGCGTCAGACCCCATCGCTTTATATACGTTAATATCAATCGGATAAGCGGCATTAGGTTGGGCCCAATTTAGAAGTGTCATAAATATCTGAGTTGTATTATTGTTCTGAATCTCCATAAACTTCGAATTGGTATATGGGATCTCAAAATCAATGATAGTAGTACCTTTAATATCAAATATTTTATGGTAACAATTCTGCCATCTGGTATTAGTGGTTGTACTTTCTGGATTGAACCATACCACAGCAGTAATACTATGAAAATTAGATGCATTTATAACCAAACAATATTTCCGCACACCACACCAATACTTGAATAATGATCGCACATTGTCACAATAGCAATTCGCATACACATCGGGCGCGTCAATAATTACCTTCTGACCAGTACCAGTAAATGTTACAGTAGTTGTAACAACCATTTGAGGTGTACTAACAACATAACTTAGATCCATTTCATCTGTTGGTATACCACCACAGATAGGTTCAGTGGTCACTGAATTTTCTGGGTCGAGTCCAAGTTTACGAGCAGTCTCAATACCACGCGTATCATTAAAGGTCGCAAACGGATTGGTATGAGTTAACTGACCAACCTCAACAGAATTTGGCTTACTTAACCCAGCCATTTTTAAGCCTGATGATACCGTACGAGCACCAACACTAAAAATATTAGCATATGGCGCTATTGTAGGGACATAACTCAATCGAGCAGCCATAGAGGCCAAAGAATCAAGAGACTTAGATATCACACCTTCCTCACCTTTCTTAGTTGCTTCCTTACTAGGATGAACAACGATAGCAGCTGATTGCTTACTCTCCATCACAACTTCATGGAAAAACTCCATAGGAATCTCATCATCATTACAGTTATAGCACACAGGCCCATAAACTTCTGTGTCGGTAAATCTAGCAGTAATCAAATAATTTGCAGAATTTGTCCCACCACTAGTATCTCTCAACGCATTGAGTACTTGGACCAGTACTGTACCAGCTTCACCAGGGTTATAGTTGTGTATCTCCAGGGCACGAGCCTTGTGTATGAATGGTATTCTAAACACAACAGATTCACCAGCTGTTGCTGAAATAACAACATTTGGAAAACCTGAACCAATAGAGGTATTAGCCACATATCCAGTACCACCCGGAAGATGATTTCTATTTCCTAAGAAAATCATCTGCAATAGACCATACAAATATGGGCTAGCATTTACATTAATCGTAATTTCAATGCCAAATTTCATCCACTTAAAGTTGTTAAGCAAATTAACTATAAAGGGCTGAATAAGCAACACATCTGGAAAATCAAAGGACTGAAGTAAGGTACCAGCACCACTACCTGTTGTCCAGGTTGTGTTACCAATTTGATACTCGCGCTCCAACATCTCTTTAAAATTAAAGCTCGGCAAATTAAATCCACGATATGGCAATTGCATCATCTGACTACCTACAGCAGTTTCTTCCAAAGGAGCATCATGTGCCATATCTCCTAATTCTAATGTTTGATTGGGAGTGGACATGTTAACAACCTTGTCAAAATTACCTGCTCCAGAATTTTGGCTTACCTCATTACGAGATTCACACTGAACTGCAAAGTACTCCTGGGGCACAAATGATTCCTCAACGTAACATTGATACCAATAGTCATGATATGGCAGTGCCGCTCTCTGAACAACATCTTTTACTGCTTTTGGAAGTTTCGATTTTTCAACAACATACTTATAGAAATCAGAATGTTCTTCATAAAATGGTCTACCAAACTGAAAGCACTCTCGGTAAAATGAGTCCGTAAAAGCAATAATCGCTTGCTCATCACTACCATCCATTTGTGTGTAATAAGGAATTTCCTTCACAACACGCATATCAAGTGGGCATTTCATAATAGGGCCCTCGGGAACAAACATCCTACCAAGGTATCTAATCGAGTACAGTGTGTCATATACATCTGTTTCAGTCTTTCGCCAATCAGTGTATGTCATGTTGAATCTTCGTAAAAAGTGTGGAGCTAAATCACTACACTTAATACCAGCTTTATTCAATGTATACACACCATCATCACCATAAATCGTTGAAGAATAATTTTTCAAACTAATTCCAAGATCCTTAGTTAGTACAGTATGTGCCATACCCATCTGAGCAAGTGAGTTAATTGGAGCAGTACCACCAACACCAGATGGAACACCATTCATAATTTTATAAACTTTAGTCCCACATATTCTAGTGGGATTATATATATGCTCAAACAATAACTCACGTACCCGTGCATTAGTTGGTCCATCAGCATACCATTCATTAATGTATGTACATACTAATTTAATACAATCAGCAGGTACAGAACCATCATAATTCGAAAAATCACCAGACAAGACCGACTCATTTGTTTCTGATAGTCTCAAAAACAGTTGAGTCCACTGAGTAGATGCAGCATTAATGCCAATAGCAACAGGAGAAGTCACACACGATTCTTGCATATAATCGAAGAAATCTTGGCAATACATTCGCATAAAAATAGTGTGTTGAATCGGACCAACCCCAAATAATCGAGTCTTTCCAGCGTCGACTTTTTCAATTGGTCTTAATTCTGGTTTCAAACCATCGGTAATATAGCACTCAATTTGAACTCCATCACGGAGCTTCACATGCATGGCCTCAATCAAGATTCGAAAATCTGGATCAATATCATACTTTTGTGTCTCTAAATTGAACATTATAACACTACGCTTACCATTTTTATACTGTAAAGTCCAGGGATAACCCATGGAAGTTCCTACATTAATAGATGTAAATCTTCCAGGAACTCCATTGACTGCCTCATCAAGGGTAGCAACATATCCACCTGACAATAATCGTCTAGGATACCAATATCGATAAAGTTCTAGAATTTCTTCCGGATCCCAATCAACCTTAGTTGCCTCACCTTGAGTGAGTTTCTTTGCAGCAATTTCATAAGGACGGATAGTATTACCCTCTTCATCCTCAAATGGTGCTAAATGTGTCGGTTTAAATGTCTCGGGGCCAAAACAACCATGAAACATAGTCTTTCGAAACTTATTACGAGTAGGATAAAAAGCAGCTTGTTTAAAAGGCACCTCACGAAGAACTTCATGTGGGAAATCTAAACATTCTACTGTGATTTTCTTTTTCTCAAAATTTTCAAAGAAATGCTTACTTATCGGCAAAGCAATGCAAGTATGCTTGTTATTGTAATCAAAAGTAGCAACATGCATAGCTTTAGCGATGGGTCGATCATTCGGACCACGAATGCAAATAATAGCTCCAGAATCACCTCGCACAGTATGTACGTGATGTAAAATAGGACTTTCCACAACAAATAAGTTAGGAATGTCTCCATAAACAATTTTAGGCGGACCAGATGTCTTGTTAGAGGGACGAATATCAGTAGCTCCTCGACTATCAATAGTGATGAGGGACATAGGATATCCGGGATCGACTTCAAGTTCAGGATTATCATCAAGGTACTTCCACAAACTTGGAGGAACATTAGAATTTTCGAGTGGTAACTCAAAAATAACAAGATCGACCTGAGGTTTTCGATAAGCTTTAAGTGGACCTTTAAATACCAACTTAGTACTCCCAAAGATCATGACATATGTCACATTCTTGTAATTAGCAAATCGATGGTAAAAATGATCTGGAACCACAAACTTACGATCACGTAAGTGAAAACCCACACACGCACTCTCATCAATCTTTTGATCGCCAGTGAATGCACCTGCAACAACATATACCATTGTCTTAGATATTTTAGTTTCTAATTGATAGTAATATGAGTCGTCATTTGATTCAGTAGTTGCTGGCACCCAATCTGGGTGAGGACCGATTTGAACTTTTCGAATTCTTGGTTTACCAGATCTAAGACCCTTCTTATACTCGGTATGACCACCTTTAGCTTCTGTCTCAACAGGAGTGACAGCATCTGCAATGGCATTCTCGAAAAGTCCTGGAGTAGGATAAAAGGCAGTATACATACTATACATTAATGGTAACATGCATAATAGTGTTAACAACGTAATATAATAATTAGCGTTATCTGTCTCATCATACCAAGTGTACAATTTATGTCTGCAACTTTCAGTAAGGATGTAGGCAGCATTTTCACTAGCATCATTGGTGAGTGGAATAGCTTTTGCCTTGAGGTGTTCAACTTGAATGATGGGCTCTAATTCCGGGACCATAACATCCAACAAATCCGCTTCATCCAACATCTTATCAATGTCCGCGACTGAATACTCATAATCTTTCGCTAACACATCCTGACGAGCTCTAACTTTCTCCAATAAAAGATACAGTTGAGGTGTTGTGAGGAATTTGCCGACATACTCTGGAAACAAAGAACAAGCCATAATTTCAAAAACATTGTCCTTAGCATCCCGTTCTGCCGGATCATCCCTTTTCGCAAGAATATGAAATCGACGTTTTAATGCTTCCTCACTATGTAAATCACAGTAGAAGTTAAATTGATCAAAGTTCTCTACATTAGTGTTAGATGTAACAATAATGGTTTGACTTTTAAAGAAAGTATTTCCTTTTTGTTCAATCTCAGCCATATTTAAGGGATACGGAGCACCATTCACCATATGGAGAAATCTCATCGCCTCCTCACGGTTAGTATCCATATCCTTAGTAGAAAACATTTCATCAATAAATGTGTAAAATTGCCCAGCATATCCACTTGCAAATTTATCTGTTGAATTAACATGCCATGCTAACTCTTCAGAGAACACTTTCGGAAAATTCGGATCTTCCTCAATATTGTTAAGTAGACACTGCATTTGATACTTACGATATCTAGCTTGAGTGTCTAATGTGGCAATTAACTCACCAGAGCCTGTTTTCCCAGAACCCCCAGCACCGAATAATGCGATAACGGTTGGGGTGCGACGTTTATTAGCAGCAAATTTTTGAGCTTTTGCTGCCGTATTCATATCCTCCAACTGTTTAAATCTAGCATTGAATGCGTTAGGAATAGCTTTCCCGATTTCATCCATACGAGTATCTAATCTTATTACCGAAGCCTCTTTATATAATTCTATAATCTCTTCAATAACTACTTCGCGCACTCGTTGATCAGGGGTATATGCTACTACATGGTCCATTCGATCAATCATTTTCAAAACCTGAACAACATATAGTTGCCACGTGGGATTAAAAGGATCAAAATGGAAATATCTACAAACAGTAGAGGCTAATGATGTCAAGAAGTTGATTGTGTCACAGCCAGTTCGTTTTAAATTATTAATGTAATTAAAATTCTGATTCGCCTGGCGAATGTCATAATCTGTCATATTATTAATTTTAAACAAACCAAATAAGGTAGACATCATTCCAATAGCATCTAATGCCTCCGTTTCAACCTTATGCAGATACTCATCAGGGGGATAAATAACCTCTCCTCGAAGTGTATATGCAGATTGAGATCGTTCTTTAACGGCAGCAGGACAATAATAAGTTCTACCACCAATAACAAATTCAACTCTGTCAGTGGTAGTAAAACGCTTAATTGGTGCTGTAAGAGCGGATATCATAGTAAAACACTTCTGTGGACTAGTAAATAAGAAATTACTAGCCCAACCAGCAGCAGTCATTTTATCACCTTTATATGCATAGTACAATATGTGACAGATAGACTTAAAATTGATAATTTCCAGCTTCTTCTTATCTGCTTCTGGGGAATCTAAGTTATTCAAAATAAATTTCCACTGAGCATACATATCCATAACACCAACTGTGGTCTCTGCAACATAATTGGTAGCCAATCCGGCAACAATTATTGCTTCACGAGTTGTATTCCAAGTGTTCGAAATACCTACAGCATAAGCAATAGGAGCAACAATTAAGGAACCTACAAAGCATAAAAATGCCAAAATTGGTAATCCAATCCAATGACCACATAACCAACCTATCACGGCAATAAAATCCCAGATAGGCTTTCCATATTCCATCCAATTATACCAATAATTAGTACCATAAAGATGAATAGAATTGTTCCCATGGTCAAAATTAAAGTTAGGCATGTCGTTTGATTCCATTTGAACTCTATAGTAGTCATGAGGTATATTGCTTCTGTGATACACAATCCACATAATTCGCCGAATAGCCTGAAAGGCATCAGCAGCGACACGCGGACGTGCAAGAAACTGCAATAAAAATATACACGCAGTAATAACAACAAAAACATGCGTTGGCACGTTTTGAAAATTACTCCCACAAATGCATAAAGCAAACAGAAAATATGCGGTAAAGAAATCAGCGATACGCTGAACTGTAAAAATAACATAGCGTTTAAGCAAGTTACACAATCCAAGAGTGATAAAATATATCAGACCTGTCCATGTGATCCATCTAAACACAAATCTCAACTGCTCAAGAATGTGTAGGCCGATTGCTCCACACACAATAGTTGCAAAGTAAAGCATAAATTCTGAAATAAAATTATTAATTGCTTGTAAATTGTTTAAAACAACTAATTCAAATGCTTCGCGCTGCAATTCATCACGTTCTATCGCTATCTCGCATTCGCGTATCTCTCGTTCCAATAACTTAATGTTGCGAAGAGTTTCCATCTCATCAAAACAAGCGTTTTGTAACAATTGAAAATACATTTTAGCATTTTTATCAGTCAAAGACCTTAAATCCATATTAGTAACATGAGATGTTTGACCTTTGATAAGATTAAAATGTCGATAAATGTTATCCGGACCAAGTTGCTTGATACGTCTACACACATTCTCATGTGCATAAATTGCATTAGCTGATTGGTCCTCCACTTTCAATGATTGACGACCACAATAATTGCCCTTCAAGCAAAATTGTTTAATATACGATCCATGGTGTTTAATTTCCATACACAATCGACGGATACGACCTTCTTGCTGAACTAATTCGCGAACTTCTTCCACATTAACTGCTTGCGCAGTGGCAGGTACTTCGATGTTCATTAATTCGGCAACAACGTCATCAATGCTAACCCTCATTGAATGGGTGTCCTTGTTGGTTAAAACATTAGAAGCGGACGCTTCAAATGAGTGACTAGAGGCAGAAGGCATCAGTCCTGAACCGGTTGCAACGGGTAACCCGCTGTTATTCTCGGCAAAAAATGAAATTGACATTTTTATTTACTCTGCACTATTCGCTTATGAATCTCTTCATAAGTAATTAATCTCATAACATCTCCAAAAATAAATAAATAATAAAATAAAATTTGCATAATTCTCCATTTTCGGCGA